AACACAGCAACTACGAAGGGCTTTGGTATAAAAACAAATTTAATTTTGAATTATATCAAAAACAACTACGGTAAGACAGTACCACTAAGTGAAATCATTAAGAATGATATAAGATGAATATTAAAATAAACGGACAAATAAGATATATAAGTGAGGAGAACAATGTAAACGGAAATGAACCACACGTTTTTAAAATATTGGTGGTTGAGACATTAGAGAATTCCTACCTGGCAATACATTGTTGGAACAAAATGATGGACAAGATCAGCGACATGAAAGTTGGTCAGATTGTAGAACTAAATTGCAGATTAGAATCTCATAGAAATAGAAAGAATAAAGATCTGTGGTATCACAAACTCCTACTTGACGAATGATTAGATCTACCACTATAATTTATCAAGTGTTGAGAAACTATGATCTTTCCCCTGTATCATATATGTTCTGTGATTTGATATATAAGTACACATCATCGAACGGCTTCTGCGATAAAACACTTAGTGATATTGCTGAGGAACTTAATTGTTCTCCTAGATCATTAACTAGATACATTCCGGATCTAATAGATAAAAAGTTTCTAGAAAACATTGGCACTAAATCTCATCCAAAGTACAGAACTACACCCCTTTGGTTTAAGCATGTAGTGTCAGACAATAATGAGTCTATTTCATTAGAATATCAAGAAGTGTGCGAAGATGTAATTCAAAGAATAAATAGTTTGTACAACAAGAAGTTTGTACCAAGAACATATGAGAAAAGATTTAAAAGTATTTTGTCTAAATCTTTTAATGGTGAACCTATAACTGGCGAGTTAATGCTTAGAGTTTTTATTTATTGCAAGGAAACTTGGAGTGAGAAGTACCAGAGTTCGGTCACCCCCGAAGTAATATTCGGAAATAAATTTGTCGAAAGATATTTAATACAATACTCTGAACAATCAGCAACTAACTTTAAACCAAACAGAAAGAATATAGCAATAATATGATAGACTACACATCCAAACTAATAGACTTAGGAATACAAATAAAAGACACCGGAGGCGATCCTCAAAAATCAACTTGCCCTTGGTGTTCTCACACAAGGAGAAAAAATAAAAAGGAAAAATGCCTAAGAGTTTGGGTGCAATCTGGTACTTATTATTGTCATCATTGCGGAGAGAATGGAACTGTTGCTACATATGAAACAGAATATGAACTTCCTACTGTAAAAAGTTCACCTTTAAGTGAACGTGTAGGTAAGTTTTTTCATGATCGAGGTATAAGCGATTCTACTATAGAATACTATGGTGTAACAGAGGGTGTAGAGTATATGCCTCAGATCAGTAAAGAAGTTGATGTAATACAATTTAACTACATAAGAAACGGTAGAAGAATAAATGTAAAGTTTAGAGATAGCCAGAAGAACTTTAAATTAAATAAGGGCTCAGAGTTAATTATGTATGGGCTAGATGCAATTAGAAATGCATCTTGGTGTATAATTACTGAAGGAGAGTTTGATGCTCTTGCTTTTTATGAGGCAGGTCTACAAGAGGATAGGCTTATATTCTCTTGTTCAGTTCCTAATGGTGCTTCAGTTGGCAATCAAAACTTAACATATCTAGATAATAGTATTGACGAGTTTGAGAATAAAGAAAAAATATATTTAGCCTTAGATAATGATACTCCTGGTATAAAACTCAGGGATGAATTATCAAGAAGGATAGGAAAAGATAGAGTTTGGTTAGTTAGTTTTCCCGAGGGGTGTAAGGATGCGAATGACGTGTTGTTAAAACATGGAAGTGCAGAATTAGTCAAGTGTTTAGATCAAGCAAAACCTTACCCCCTAGAGGGAATTAGTAAAGCCAATGATGCCCGAAAAGAAATACACAATCTTTATGATTATGGTATGCCTAAGGGGGAGGAAATAGGCTACAAAGAGTTTGATAAATTAATGACATGGAGACCGAGCGAGTTTACTTTGGTAACAGGAGTTCCTGGACATGGTAAGTCTAGTTTTGTTGATCAGGTAATAGTAGAGTTAGCAAAGAAAGGATGGAAGTTTGGAATATTCTCTGCTGAAAAACAACCAATTAAAGTACACGTTGCAGAACTGATAGAAAAATATGCCGGTAAGAAGTTTGGTAGAGGAGCGAGTACAAACCTAACTAAAGAAGAACTAGATCCTGCAATAGATTTTATAAATAAACATTTCTTTTTTATAAACCTAAAAGATAATGATCTTACTGTAGAAGGTATTTTAAACAAAGGAAAAGAGTTAGTTAAGAAGATGGGAATCAACTGTTTAATTATTGATAACTGGGCTTTTGTAGAACACAAGATTGAAAGAGGAATGAACGAGCATCAGTATACAGGATTACAGTTATCGAAGATAAAAATATTCAAAGAGGCGTATGATTGTGGAGTAATTTTAGTTGCTCACCCACAAAAATTGAAGAAGGAAAATGGGAAGGTAGAGGTCGCTTCAGGTTATAGCGTAAGCGGGTCTTCCCACTTCTTCAATAAGGTTGATAATGGGATTACAGTATACAGGGATTTTGAAAGAGAACTTGTAGAGGTTCATGTCTGGAAGGTTAGATGGAGGTTTACAGGTAAAACAGGTATGCAAGAATTTAAATATGATTTAGAAACAACATGTTATTCAGAATATAACAATGAGCAAATACAGGAAAAAAGCAGTCAGTTTCCAACCTTTAGGGGACAATGATCAGATCTTATTTAAGATCGAGTGGCAAAGGAATAAGTGGGGAGGAATGGTTGGAAAAAATAAAGAGTTTAATAGAGGAGATCTGCTGAGACCCGCTATGTTGGATGAAGTGGTTCCGGAAAAGGAGTCATATTTTATTAGGCCAAATGGAGAAGGGCCTAATTATTATTTATTAAACAAAGGGTTTTCAAAATTATGTGAGTACGATGATATCAAGTCTTTCGTAAAGCACAAAATGGTTTGGGTCTACAAGAATTTTAATATATATGAGTAAAAATAGTAGAAGAAAAGGTCACAACTACGAAAGAGAAATCAGAAAAGACTTTATAAATCTTGGATTTACTAAGTGTGTGACATCAAGATATGGTTCAAAGATGTTAGATGATAAAGGCATTGACCTTATGTATACAGGTGACTTTGCTGTTCAATGTAAAGCGTATGCTAGAAATCCTAACTATAGAAAAGTTTTAAATGATATGGAAATAAGGCCAACAGATATACCTATAGTTTTCCATAAGGTTCCAAGGGGTAGGGAGTACTGCATTTTATACAAAGAAGATCTATATGAACTTCTAGAAATGCTCATTGAAAATAAAATAATTAACACCCCATAAAATATCAATATGGCACTAGAGCATAAAATTAGAATACCCATGATAGATGAAATGCTAAAGAAGCATAACACAGATCATGTCAACATAGTTTCTGTTACAAACACTCCGGATGAAAAAGAGAAACTAAAAAAACTAGACAATGATCTTGAAAAAGAAATTGATCTTATTAATAATGTGATCAATGAAGTCCTTGAGTATCTCGAGGCTAGAGGCTGTGAAGTTTCTAAATATATATAACACTTTTAAATTTTTAATTATGAGCAATTCAATTGAATTAACAGGTCGCATCAAGAAAGTTTCAGATGTGACAACAATTCCTACAAGAAACGGGGAATTAGAAAAAAGAACTTTAGTTCTTGAACTTCCAGGAGAGTATCCTGTTGACTATCCAGTAGAGGCTATTGGAGCAAAAGCAAACTTATTTAATTCTTACAAAGAAAACGATGAGGTAAAGGTTTCGATCAACCTTAGAAGTTATACTGATAGAAATGGTGAGTTAAGAACCGCCAATTCAAACGCTTGGAGAATCACTTATGCGGACGGTAGCATTCCGAAGAGCAAGGCTTCTCATGAGAAAAAAGTTGAGGCTTTTGTAAACCAAGGTGAGTCTGCTGACTTGCCATTCTAATGGATACAAGAGAGAAAATAGAGAGGGTCGGTGCTGAAATCATCGGCCTTCTTATTAAAAAGAACGCTGCCTATGGTGACTCTGCTACCAATCCTATAGGAGTGTTTAGTAAAGGAACTGCTGTTGATAGTTTGTGTGCTAGAATAGACGACAAGATATCAAGAATAAAGCAAAAAGGAATATACGATGAAACAGAAGATACTGTAAAAGATCTATGTGGATATCTTATATTATTAATGATTGCTTTAAAAGATGAAAAGGAAGATGTATTGGATGAGAAGGAAGAAGAACCTAAACGATGGTTTACAAATAATAGTTGGGGAATCTAATTCCTCGACTATTTATTTCCTTTGACTGCGGATCCAAAATAAAAACCGAAAATACTAAGGACGATTCCTTGTACCACACCTATTAAGTTTATCCAAACTTCTTTGTTACCGTCAGGTATATCTAAATATACTATGGCATAAATCATAAAAGCAAAACTACCTAGACCTACAATTCCAGTAATGAAATGCATCCAGTCTATCTTACCGGTCTTTGCTATTTCAACCTCTCTTTTTCTAGCAGAGTCTCTATCTGCCACCTCTAATTCGTATAGTTCTTTTATCTGATCATGAATAACCTTCTTGTCCTCTGGAGAAACCTCAGGGTCTTTGTCTATTAAGTTCTTTACAACTCCTAATACACCTGCATCAGGAAGAAGGTCACCCGCAATTCCAAGCACGCCTGGTGCAACTTTCCCAATTAGTTTTCCAACCTTTGTATCTTTAAATTTTTTTCTTGGTTTACTCATCTGGCCACCATTTAATGTGTATCATTATAAATATTAAATAAATATTTAGTTCGTAGAAATCTTCTTCATCATCTGGATCATAATAAGACCAACCTAAGAGTGGACCTATTCTGAATCTTTCTGATATGGCTATGTCACAGCCTAAATTATCAAACATATTTTTTTGCTATTGGTTCGTACTCTGTTTTAGCATCATAACTAGGACATGCTTTAGTTGAAAAGTCTCTATGACCATAAACCTCAGCACCCGGATGACTAGCACAAAGATAACCAACTAGATATTCTAGGCTCAAAATTTGTTTATCCGTTCTCGTGTCCTTAGGCTCCATATTAGAGTCGCAACCCCCAACATAGGTAATACCTATACTATTTTTATTTTGTCCCTTACAGTGAGCCCCAGATATCTCTACGGGCCTACCTGGGTTTATTGTACCGTCTAACTGAACTACATAATGGTAACCTATCTGAGACCACCCTCTTTCTTTATGCCATGAATCTATCTCTTCAACTGATACTGGTCTGCCTTCAGGTGTCGCTGTACAATGAACTATAATCTTATCTATTTTTCTCATAAGTTCTTATTGTTTTGAATCCAACTTCTTCTGTTTATTAATTTAGATTTGTTCTGGGCTGATCTCCATAATTTTTTGATATTGTCTCTGTGCATACTCGCACTTTGACCTCTCTTTACAGTTACCCTATCTAATTGTTTACCTCTTCCATTCACATAATTAGTTAAAAGCCTTTTAAACTCTTTACCAGTTGTAATAGTGTGGTTATAAAGTTCATCGTCTGTTAACTCTCTCATCATTGATCCAATTCTCATTGGTCTATTCTGAACTCTTGAGGGGTACGCATTATACTTATCTATGAATTGCCATAAAGGATCTTCACCTCTAATGTTTAACCAATGTGTATATGGTATTACAGTTTCTCCAGGAAAACTTTTAGCGGGTTCACCGAAAACATCTATCCTAGGTTGTCCTGCAATTTGACTTAATCCTGCTGCATATAGTAATGCATTCTTGGCATCCCCCGCACTATAAGATGTTGGGTCCATTATTTTAACAACCTGTCTAAATAAGTTTAGATTTTGAGGCATAACTCTACCTATAGTTCCGCCAATACTTCTTATAGTTGTAGTAGATAATCTGTTTACACTTTTTTCAATATCCTGATCTGTTACCATATTTTTATCAAACTGAGATCCCATTCCAGTTCCAAAAGCACCAGAAATTGCCTCAAGTAATTCTCTTGTTGATGTTAAAACAGACGAGTCAGAAAGTAAAAATGCTGAGTTTGATGCCATAACCCAAAACCTTGACATAAAATTATCAAATACCTCTCCTTCTCCACCAGTTGATTTAAATGTCTCAGAGTAATTTCCTATGAGTGCGAGAGGAATCGCTAATGGTATAATATTCCTATAATCCATTGTCATATATTCTCCACTTGGTTTTTTGATCTGTATACTATATGGAGGTAATTCAGCGTTCTTCATATCATTTCTTGTGTACTGATTAGGATTATTAAAACCTCCACCAGAAACTCTAAATACTGGATCGTCTTCATCATCAACAAGTGCTATTGCTGCTAGGGCTAGGAAAGACATTGTTCCAAAATATGCACGAGACAATTGCTCATCTCTCATTCTAGTTCCTTTTTTTCCTAAACCTTCTTCAGCCATATACGCTCTCGCTAAGCCTATACCTGGAGTGGTGTCTATCATGTATTCACCAATAGATCCAATGATACTTGTAAACGGAACAAATGATTTTAAAGCAAGTTTAGTTCCAAAGGCACGACTTTCTGAATTTGAAAATTGTCTTATAAAGTTTGCTACTGAAGCAACCGGATGTGCTGCACCTTGTCTTTTGTCTATAAATACTTGAGCGTTACTTGCAAGGTTCGCATCTAGAGATATACCGTTAATCTCCATTTCTTTGATCGCTGCTAGATAATCTTTAAACTCTTCTATAGAACCCTCAAATTCAGGATATTCTTTCTCTTGAATAACTTTTAATTCAGAGTCAGTTTTATCCTGATAGTCTTTCATATATCTCTGAACTAATGCTTCATGCATTAACTCTCTCATTCTCACAGTTTCAATATTTGAAAAGTCAGTATTAGGGTCTAACTCTTGTAGTCTACTTAAAATGTTTTGCATTTCTTGTTTAGCCTCATTGCTAACCTTAGTTGCTAAATAAAGATCTGATGCTTTTTGGTGAATGTCTTTTTCTGGAATACCATCTTTTCTGAGTTTATCAACTAAATAGTTATAGTATCTGCCTTCATATCCTACTTTACCTATAAATCTATCAGTAGCATTAAGTAGTCTACCGACATACTTATAATAGTTGTAGATGTTTTTCTTGCCACCTTTAAATTCTGTTGACTCTAAAACATTATATTTACCTGCACCTATATCTGATCTCTGAGATCCTTCTATCATGTCGGTGTACTTATCAACTCTTGCACCGTTAGTTAGTATATCCATCGCTAAAGCACGACCTTGCTCCATACCTTTTGACATGGTTCCTTTACCTACCTTTCTTATGAAGTCTAGGTAACCTCCGGTAAATATCTTATCAACTCTAGACATCTCCATTAATGGCTGTAAAACAATGTTTGCACTACCAGACATTACGTTCAATATCTGAGTAGACATACCCGATAACAATGCTGCATATTGTAAACCAAAGAATGTATCTTGCCATGTATAAGAAGGAACTAATGAGTCCATATATTTATACGCAGATCTCATAGTAACATTTGCAAGTTCACTATTTTCAGGAACTGTTTTAAGTATATCATGAAACTCTGTTACCTTTCTTCTTTGCTCTTCTGTAAGAGTAGTGCTTTCTAATTTACCTTTACCACCGAATAATTTATTTAAGAAGTTGCCAAACTTACTTGCATTATCAACATTATCATTGTGTTGTTCCATTGCCAACTCTATTCTGTCAATAATACTTTGAGGTGTTTGAGCAGTCCAAGATCTCAATGCTGCCGATGCTTGACCTGATAGGGTAGCATCATTTGCTAATGCTCTTTCTATGTCAGACATTATTTTAATTGCTGCATCAATTTCAGAATCACTCGCTCCCTCAGATCTTAATTTAGAGATCTTGTTTGCGTGATGGTGAAGTGCTGCTTGTCTTGCTAACTGAACTCTAGGAAGTTCTTCTATGGTTGGATTTTGTCTAAGTAAACTTTCAACAACAACACTATTCTCAAAACCACCCATGTTGTTTATTTCTTCTACAACTATTTCCATGGTCTCTTTCATGTTCATAGTTTTGTAGTAGTTTGGATTTTCATTAATCCAGTCATATACAACCTTAGTTGCTTCGTCTTGATCTTGTGCTTTTGTTATAGATCCTGTCTCAAATCCTCTCTGTCTCATACCTTGTTGAGCCATGAATTTATTGAGAAGCATTCTCGCCTGTTCTGTAGATAACTCTTGCGAGTTTACCTTTTCAGAATATATTTTTATTGCAGGAATTAATTGAGATGGTAAGTAACCTTTCTCTTGAAGTTTGCTTAGATAACTAGTAAGTTGATCAGGAAGTTTCTGTGTGTCTATTCTTCTGTGTTCGACTGCTGAAATCGATCCGCCATCATTTGCTTGAATAGTTCCAGAGAATCTTGGTCGAATGTTTCCATCTTCTGATTTTTGTGCATCGAAATTTGGATCTCTTTGCCCTCGCTCAATTGTTCTTGCTTTGGATTCGAAGTATTCTCTTGTACGAACTTTCGTGCTTCCTTTAAATATGTCTGTAGATCCATTGTTTATTTCGTTTAAAATATTATTATATTGATTGTTATGTGCAACAAACGTATCAACATAATGGTTGTAAAAATATAAAATATTTTCATTATTCACTAGGTTTTCTTTAGTTTGTCTAGCATAGTTGTTCCAGTCTGCACTAGCCTGAAACAGATTTTCTTCTGTTATATCCTGTTCATTTTCAAAAATAAATTCAGGAACAAATTGATATTTAACACCTATAACTCTACTACCAGATTCATCAGTAATAAAAGTATATCCAGATATATCTGTTTTAACCGGACCTAGTTGAACCCCTTCGATGTCTAAATTTTCTTTAGCAAAAGCAGATGCCTCATCGAATGACATTGTTCTTTTGAACTGTATCTCAACCGCAGGTCTAGCGTTAGGTCTCTTAAGCATTTCTCTTTCGAAGGTTATATCATCCATTCGCTCATCAATAGGCAAAACTTCAGATATAAATACCGCTTCTTGTTCATGCTTCTTTGCAGACTCTATAGTTCTTTTGAGTATTGGAGTTATGTCTTGACCTTCTTGAACTAGAACCTCAGCATCGAAACTTCTTTCTGGATATGAAAGATACTGGCCTTGTGTTGTATTTATTTTTAATGATACTAATTCTTCTTGTCTAAGATCATTTTCAATAGATGTTTTTTCCTCTTCTAATATTTCTATATTTTCTTTAGATTCTAATACAGGATCGTTATAAGTATCTCTTTCTGTACTCAAACCTAAGTAGTATCTTACGATATTATTTTTATCAGCCTCTTGTCTAAAGTCTCCCTTTTGTGCGGCAGTACCTTTTGACCATCCACTTTTCTTCCAAAGATCTTTTTCAGCAAACCAAAGATATGCTTGTAGATCATCAGGATCCATTCCTAGTTTTTCTGAAGCATTAATAATTACAGCCTCCGCTAATTGGTAATCTGATAAACCACCCGCTTGTTCAGCGTAAACTCTCTCGTCAACTCCCTGTTCTGCTCTCTCAGGTATTCTATAGTTGGGAATATTTCCATCATATATCATTCTCCTGATAGTTCTTGCAGCCCACAAATCTATAGTTGGATTGGTTGTAAGACCCACAACATTTCTATAGAAATTATTAGTCTTACTCTGCTGTGTTTGTTTTAACCATATACCTGCTAAAACTTTTGCAACAGCAGGGCTATTAATTCCATACTTTTTAGTTGGGTTGTCAGTTCTATATAATGGATTTGCTTTCGGCCAAAGATTTAAAAGTTTTCTTTTTGTTTCATTTATTTCTTTAGGATCCGGATTTACTCTGCTTATCTCATATGTAGATTGACCATCATTTTTAAGAGCATTTATAGTTCTGCCTTTCCATTCATTAAAGAATTGATTTAACTCCTCTTCGTTTTCATACTGCTCAACTCTATCAATAAAGTCTTTATACTCTTCTATGTACGAATCATATGCTCCTTTTGAATATCCCTTCAGTGCTTCAAGAGCATACTTATAATTAGTAGGGACATCTGTTTGTCCAGAAGAAGCACCAAGTAGTTTACCAAAGAAATAAGTTCTACCTCCAAAAAGGTTTCTCATCTTCAAGTGTAAGTCTTTGTACCAACCAATTCCTTTTACTACTTCAGGTACACTTTGGTTAGCATTATACTCTTCTACGATTTTATCACCTATCTGATCAATCTTTTCCTCAATACTTCCTTCGTAGTATTCATTAATACCATTGACTAATGCATAAGATTGACCTGATATTTTTACTTTTAACTTACCAGATTTTGTTTTTATAAACTGATACTTACCATCCTTCATTACAGGTTTTATATCTGATAACGTAGGATCATTTTTTAGTTGAGATTTTAAGGCCTCAAACTCTTGTACCGCATCTCTCTCTGCAACTCTATATCTTTGTAGATCAAAAACCTGCATATCCATTCCCTGAGGTTTGGTTGGGTTTGGACTTTTTGGGGACTGTATATTTTTAGCACCCATTATTTTCTCAGCACTACTCTGTATAACATCTTGTAGGGAATTGGTCTTAATATCAAAATCAAATTCAGGATCTAAATTAAGTGCCTTCTTGATTATGTTTTTAACCTCCTCTATAATCTGCTCAAATTGAGATTGCCTTTTAGGATCTTTAAAAATCTGTGCTCCCTTTTCTCCTATTGCTTGAACTAGTGCTTCCCTCAACGCTCTATCACCGTATCCTTTGGCAATAGCATCTTTATGGAACTTCGTACCCTTAATTAACTTTAATGCCTTTTTATGTGCATCAGGGTTTTCTTCTAACAACATATCCTCCCATATATGAGTAAACTCATGTATTGGAGTATCAAGCGTTGCATTTCTAGGGTTTATGTAAATCTGATTATTAGTTCTATTTCTTAATCCTTTTGTAATATTTGGATCTTCACCGGCCGCTTCTGCAATTGCATCAAACTCTGCTTGATCATATGATATTGTAGACCCCTTAAATACTCTTTGAAAATGATCTCCCAACTTTACTATGTCCTCCATATTTTCATTTACCTCTTCAGACTTAGGAGTAAGTAGTTCATCTAATTCATTAACAAAATCATTTTTTACATTCTCAGAAACAGTTGTTTCTTGTTCATTGAAAACTCTTATTTGTTTTTGACCCCTGTTATAAGCAGCAGCCAATCTTTTCATTCCATCTAAAACGTTTCCATTTTCATCGATAACAACAGGTTTGTTTTTATTTCTTCCGTCAAACTCTAAGTCCGGATTGTTGTCAACAAAATCCTTGAAGTCCTTGTTGTTTTCGTAAAGCGTTTCAAGAGAAACTCTTTTCATTTTAAAAGTTCTTCCCTGTATGTTATCTAGTTTTGAACTTAGTTCTTCATCTGTTTTTGAATCACCAATTGTTTCAATCATTTCGACAACCCTAGTTCCATCTACAATAGCACCGTTGTTTGGAATGTTTTGTTTTATGTCTTCTGTCTTTTCCTGTACAGCCTCTTCAGTAGCAGTCTCTTCATTAACTACATTCTTTCTCTGATTATAAATAAGGTCTGCCTGTTTAACCATCTGGTTCATAGGCACTCCCTCAGCCTTAAGTTCATTTACAATACCTTGATATTCTTTTGCTTTTTCAAGCATACCATTAGCAGTTTGCTCATTGAACTTAGGGTTCTTTTTATTTAATTCAGATTTTACTAAAGATTCAAATTTTGTATAGTCTAAGCCAGAAGTAACCCATGCTTCTTTTTCTAATTGTGTTTGTGATACAGCAAGGTTTGGACTTGCCATTAAAGTAGTTGCTGTTGCCGTAAGAATTAATGTATTTGTAAATTCTGTAGCAGACATTGTTTTATCTACTCCATATATAGGTTCTGGAGATCTTTGATCCAGTCTATATTTTTGATAGTTTTCAAATTGTCCTTGTGACAACTCTTCTATTTCTTCGCTAAATACTTCCTTGAAGTATGCTTTAGTTCCTGATTTTATAGCAGCCCCTCTGCTTCCTGTAGACGCTAGGGTGTTTACTGCTTGTTTAGTTGCATTTCTCTGAATACCCATGGCTGATCTAATTCCTTTTCTTGCCAATGGGTTATTAAATATACCCGAAGTAACACCGGTAAATGCTGCAATACTAAGGGATAGTGCCTCTCTATCTTCATAATCGACACCTAGTTCTCTTGCTTCTTTGTTTGTTTGATGATATGATTTAAAGAATTGGTCACCCCCCATTACAACTGGAGCAGCCATACCTCCTGTGTATGCCGATGCTACTAAAGCAGGAGCCATTTCACCAACTGTTTTTAAAGTCATTGGTAAAATGAACGCAGGATTTTCAGATAGATCGGCTGCCGCAACCTGATCAGGTACATACGCAAACTGACCTATACTTGTGTCCTTCCAATTGTCAGATGAAAAAATAAACGATAAGTTATCTGCCGTTTCTTCCACCTTGCTATTCATGGATTTCTTTATCTTATCAAGTGCTTCATCCCCAGTATCATCAACAAATAATTTTGCCATATCATACTTAAGATTACGAGCCTTTCCTGCTACCTCTACAACACCACCTACTAGGTTACCTAAGCCCTCTACTAATCCGCCTAGGCCAACCATAACACTACTACCTATATATGGATTGTTCATAGGAACACCTCCATTGGGTGCGGCACCACTCAATCTAAGGGTTTGTTGTATGTCTCTTACTTCATTTTCATATATCTCTGGATAATATTTTTTTATATGTGCCGAGTATTTACTAGATATGTCTTGATGATGATTATACATTTTCATGAACTCAGCATCGTCTCTCAATTCTGGCATATATGTAAAGAAGTCCTGATTTTTTTCTATGTAATTATATAGATTCTTATCATAGTTCTTTGCTACATATCTCAATGCATTTACCTTGAACTTAGTTCCTTGAAAATTTTTTGCTTGATTTACAAACTGATATGCTGCTTCTGGATTTTCAAATGGATCTCCTTCTTGACCTGAACGTTGATTGTAGTATTTGTCAACAAACTCCGGGTTTGTAACTTTCATCACTTGCCCATATTGAATCAGATTCTTTTTGATGTCCTCATCACTACCTTCTGGTAAAAGTCCGGGGTTTGTTATAACACCATCTGACTGTTGGTTGTTATACATATTAGTCCCCTCGTCAATAGCGTTTGTTATTTTTTGCCATTTAGATTGAGCGTTTTCAGGATTCAAGTTTTGATCTACAACGTTTACAGTTCCGGCATTAATATCGTATTTAGGAAACTGAACTCCTTCTAGTTCAGGAAATAAGTCAGGAAACATAGAATTTAATTCGTCTCCCTTTTCGTATCTACCTCTGTTATATGTGTTTCCCCATGTAATAGCGGATTGAAACTGTTCATTATTCAATCCAGGTATTGAGTTCCTTATACTTGATAGTTCAAAATTAGACATATCTCCACGACCATACCTTTTCATTTTGTCAGACAAAAGAATAAGTTGATCTTCTCTATCCTCTACACTCAGATTTACGAAAGGATCAATCTGTGTTTGTACATCGAACTCTTCTTCCATGTTTTATTTTTCTTTATTTAAATCAAACTCACCAGGAGATCCTGAGAGTGCATCTAACATATAACTAGTATTTACAGACGCTGTTTGTACTGGTCCGTAGTTACCGTCATCACCCATAACCTGATATTCTAAATCTCCATAAGAGTTTTTAAAGTCTTTAAGAACATAATTTCCGTCTCTTTTAAACTTAACAAACTTTACTTTTCTATCAGTTAATTGTTTTCCGTTTCTGTCTGTCAATCCATTTTGACTAAACTGTGTGTCGAATAAATGCTTGTTAAATTTTACAAGTGCTTTATCTATGTCTCCATTTTTTCTAGTACCGAAAGCATCCTCATAAGCAGGCCTGTCAATACTTGTTGGTGCAGATTCTGATGCTTCATTAAGTCTCTCAATAGCATCTGCTTTAGATGCGTCAGATCGATCTAAATTATTCATCCCTTCATACTGCTGACCATCTCTTTGCATATTACCGTTTTGCTTTTGTTTGAAACTCCAAGCGTCATAATATTTTTGACTACCAAAGTTTGATTTAGTGACATTCTGAATAAATTGAGTTGCCGTTCTACCGTTATACTTTGTATATATTTTGTTTGGTCCTCCATCAGGGCCAGAGCCTTCAAAAATTAATGTTCTATTTCCACCTTCATCTATATCTAAATATATTTTAGTTGGGGGAACATATTGAACTTTTTGACCCCCATCCATACTTTGCGATACTATTCTTGCCAGGTTATAATCTCCTTTATTAAAGGAAGAAACATCTAATAATCTTCTTGTATTACCAGTTCCATCTACATCAATTTCTACATAAGGAACACTGCTTTCAGTAGTATCAGCAGGATTCATTAACCTTAACTCCTCAAGGTTGTTTACCATGTTCTCAACTGAATGTGCCCAAATCTCTTGATCAGATGGAGAGTTACTACTATCTTGAGGTCTGTTTCTAAAACTAACTTCTTCAGAAACCTCTCTGCCTCCACCAGGAGCCATCTTTCTCATTTCTTCTAGTAAAAACTCCCTTTCAAAGTTTTGTCTTGCTGCATTAGAAAAATTCTTAGGATCAATTCCTGCCTCTTCTCTTTTTTTGTCTACATAATGATCCATTAATCTAGCAGAAGCGTCATCTATACCTCTATATAATTCCACAAGACCCATTGGGGGAAGTTTATTCTCATCAAAGTTTGGAACATACATTCCGTTCTTTGAATCATACTTTCCAAAACCTGTGAGAAATTTTTCTCCAGTAGTAGTATTAACGTATTTTGCAAACTCACTACTTACGTTTTGTAGTCCTCCTGAATCTTGTACTTTATTTACGATTTCACCTAATCTTTTTTGAAAATCTAATCTAACCTCACCATCCTTAATGTTGTTGATATTAAATTTAAAATCCTTTACGGCATTTTGTATATCCTCTGAAGAGGTATCTAAACCAGTACCATCTATAACAACAATATTGCCATCACTATCTGTATTTTCACCTCCATTAAGTTGGTCATATATTCTAGCACCTAATGCATCCTGATTGTAGTATTTTTTACTAGGGTCGCTATCAAAAGCCTTTTGTTCACTTTCAATTTGCTGTGTGATCTTCTGTTGTTTTTGAACTTGCACTCCCAACTTTGCGTTAGCCTCCGCTAATACCTGCTCATATTCTCTACTAAAAGCAGGAAGTTTTGTGAGTCTTTCAATGCTATCGCCTACATCCTGTGCCATAATATCTGAAAAATGTCCAGACACTATACCATCTCTTAATTGTTTTGCTTGTTCTAACTTTAAGTTTTTTGCTTTATCTAATGCTTGGTTGTTAGCACTCAAAGCCCTTTCTAATTGATCCGTTCCATCTGATATGAATCCAGATCCCATAGCCCCAGTTAAATTAGGGGTTGTGTTTTGTCCTAATAAAGATGCTGTATACTTTGCCATGTATTGTTTTTTTATGCTTCGCCAAAGAATCCAGAGGCACCTGCATAAACACCTGCTGTTCCTGCGTTAGCCAATCCTGCACCAAGTTGATTCAACCCACCAAATGTCATTTGTCTAGAGGCAGCATCGTTTGCTAATGTCCCCTGAAGCCTCATATTAAACGGATCCAATTCATTTATCTTGAATGCTTGATCTTTTGCCTGTGCTAGATTAGTCATTGCTTCTCGATATCTCTCTAATCTTTTGTCTTTTTCTGTTGATCCCGCTATTCTATTTTTTATTAAAGCCTCTTCTGTTCCTGCTGCTGAAGCAGCACCAACCGCCAACATATCTTCTAGTGATCCTGAAGCCTGTCTTGCCATATTAACCTGAGTTGCTTGTTGAGACATAAGGGAATTTTTCATATCCTGCTGTTCATTTAAACGAGCATTCACTTGGTTTCTAGACATCTCCATGTCTTGTTTTATTTCTTGAGGTATTTGATATGTAGGTCTTTGGGCTAGTAAATTCTCAAGCCTTTTTTGCCTCTTATTTTTACCAAAAATCCCAGAAGCCATTTGTGCTAAACCTCCGACTCCTTGAATTATACCGCCTACCATTCCTGCTGTTAATGCCATATTATATTATTTTAAGTTGTGTGTCCTTTACTCGTAATGTATCCAATGTTAGAGTGCTTAACCTCTAAGTTTGTGTCTGTAAAAGACATATGTACTTTTAAGTATTGGCCTCTAAGTTTTGTTCCTTTCATTAGTTTATCGCCATATGTTGCGTTTTCTCCGACATTTGGATCATTCACATCTCCATACATTTCAGAGTAGAATGTACCCTCTTTTCTTTCGTAATCATCACTTAATAAGTCTGATGCCATTGTCCAGTTTTGGATCGTCTCAAACTTAGTGTAACTAGGTTTAGCATTACCCTCAACTGAGTGTGTCAAAAACACCTTGGGCTGAGAAGGTGATGTGTTTTCTATATAAGTTACTTTTGATGAAAACTTACCGTTGTAAAAATAGTTTTTATTGTCCGAATCGTCATGAATATATAGTGTTCCGTTTACAAATGACGCAAAGCAACTTTGGTACGTTGAAAAATATTCTGGAGTAAAGGAGTATCTACTGGTCCATCTTTTTGCATTATCGCTCCAAGCCAAAGTATCTTTTCTTCCTGGCTGTATCTCTTCAGTTACTTCTTCTATTTTCTTAAATATCCTCACGTTTGTTCCCCAACCATAGTTACCTGTATTTGAATTTGTAAAAGTAAAATCTATTTCTGGGTTTGAACCGTTCTGTGACGTTATTGTTGTCTCGATTCCTGTGTTAGAATAACCATCTCCTTTGTCGTCTTGCGAGAATATATTCTCATTGTTGTTCCCAATAGTTATATCTAGGTCAACTTCAGGTGTAATAGAAGTAGAAGAATCTACTATTTTATATATAACACCGCCACCAAAAAGATCACCTACCGAAACATTATCAGTAGTTGTCTGCTTTCTAACAGCCCTAGTTCTTGCTCTAAAGTTCTTGTTTCTTATATATGTTGCTCCTGGGGCTCCAAGTGTTGGATGAAAAGAAATTGTGAATACAGTTCCGTTGTTCTGAGATTCAGTTGAAGCCCAATAATAATACTGAAAATATTTTGTAGTACCATTTTTTTTGAGTTTTGAACCATTCGCATTTTCTATAATAGGATCCAATGTATTTCTTAATTGATAAAGAGCCCTAAGTTCTATTAAAGAAGGTAAATACCAATCATCATAAGTCACACCACCAACAGTCCTAGATAAATCTGCACAAGTTTTTGCTGCGGACGCTGTGTGTCCTGCTTGACTTATAATTGCGGTTGTGTTTACAGATCCATCTGTACTATCCGCACCGGCTAATGCATCTGTAACATTACTCCATGATGGGACATCATACGAGTTTTGGGGATGATTTGTTTGAACCTCCTGTAGATCAACTATATAAACTGTTTTACCTACCGTTGTAGGTATTTCATTGTAAATATCAAAGACAATTTTTATTTCATCTCCTACCTGAAAATCCGTATTTATTGTAAAATTACTCATATTATGGTGTACCTCCTCCTCCTGGTTGTGTTATTGTTCCTGTGATTGTTACTGGTGTTGATTGACCCGTTAAGTTAGCAATACCTGAGAATCCGGTAACCTTGACATTTATAGTTCTTGAATTTGGAGAACTGTTTGATCCTATATAAGCCTGTATAGAGTCTGTTGTTTGAGATGATAAGAATGCCACTGACACATCATTGTCTGCATCTATAAGGCTGTTTCCTGAACTAAATATAAAGTCTACTGTACCTGATGCTGCTCCTGAAGGAGTGTTTTTAGTTACATCAATATTTATATAACCCCCATTAGCACTTACTGAACTAGATTGTAGAGTGAATCCACCTATACCTACTTGAGTATTAACTGTTGTAAACGAAACAACTGAACCATAACTTGTTCCCACATCATTCTTAGCATATGCTCTAAAGTAATAGGTTTGCCCAGAAAGTAATATATTGTTTGATACACTAAATGTGTAAGGGAATGAGGATATACTAAACTGTGAAGCAGTCTTTTTGGTCACCCCACTACCACCAATAACTAAATCTGTAGTAGTAGACGCACTAATAGAGTAAACAAAACCTCTTTCTGTAATACCATTTGTCCCTGCTGTAGATCCACCGTTTGCTGTAATTGTTCCACTTAGTGAATTAGTATCACTAGTGTAACTTCCCGTTGTTACGGTAGGTGCAGTATTACTTGCGGCACCTGTTGAAGCACTTGAAACAGCACTATACTTAGTTCCAAAGTTAGTTATAACAAAAGCCTTGCTGTACACTGTTGTCTCTGCACTCAATGAAGTTAAATCTGTTGATATGTCTCCATCTGTAGTTCCTGTTACTGTAACCTGGGTTACTCCAGTGCCACCTATTTCAGGATTTGTATTAGTTGTCGAATGCACAAATCCTCGTGAAGTTACTGTTGCTTCGTGAGAGTCTAATGTAGCATTTAAAGTCATTCCGCTAGTTGTTATATCACTCTGAGCGTTTTGATTTATCTCAGGACCTCTCAATGGTCTTGAGTTAAATTGTACTTTATAAATATCTTCGTCTACGTCACTAATGACTATATTAAAAGAACCAGGCTGAAAGCCTATAGTTGTCTGTCCTTCACCAGAGCCTTCAGTTATTGGTGTGGCATTAGTTGTAACTCTACTATTGCTAATATGTCTAATTCCACCATTATTATCATACTCTAAAATGTTTCTACTATCACTGTGGTTGTTATTTTGAGTACCTATTTGCCATGGCACTGTTGCTGTACAAGCAACCGTAAGCGTTCCTGTGGACGGAGATTTAGATATTGTTTGTGTACCTAAGTCTACAATAGGGTTTTCTGAACTATCAATTCTGACTGGTGTATAACCATTATTCTGTGGTCCAAATTCAAAACTGAAATCACTAGTATAACTCGTCATAAGCAAAAATTGCATTGACGCTGATCTAGGTAATACTACTTGATTTAAAGTTAGTATTATAGACGAAACATTAAATATATTGCTGATTGTCAACGATCCGGTTCCTGCTAAATAATTACCGTCCGCATCTTGAGTAAAGCCGCCTGTTGATGCGTTTGATACAGTTATACCTTCACCTTGAGGAGCAAACACAACATCACTTGGAATGGTAAAATTATGTGCACTAGTAAATGTAAATGTAGCAACACCATCAACAGCAACAACATCACCACTTGCAAAGAAAGGTTTTCTTATGTTGACAGTTACGACACTTGTTGTGGGTATTGTCGCCTCATTTGTTACGTCAATTACAGGGTCTTCCGGGTAATAAGGATCTTCCTGTAGAGTAATTATAACATCCTCAGTTTGAGGCATTGTTATTATATATTCTGAGTTAAAATCATCATATGTGCCAATGATAAACTTATCTAAATCATTTCTTATGATGTCTGATTTGTCTTTAAAATAAGTCTTCATTTTAACGTCACCAATAGCAAGAAGTCCATTTGTACTGTACTGTACAACAGTTGAGTTTTTCACATCAAACCAATAAGCATTCCCCTCATTAATAGCAACAGACTCAGGATGAAGTGTTCCATAAGATCCTTGTAATGAGTTTTTTGTTCCTATAACTCCCTTGGATATAGATAAAAATTGACCTCCACTAGAAGTTTGTTCTAACTGTTGTTCCCCTAAATATATTCCAGTCGTTTCATTTTCTGATATAGCCAACAAAACCGTTCCGGTAGATTGTGTTTTTGTAGTTAAGGTTAGAACTCTTAATGGTCCAGTTGCATCATCCAATCTGTCTTCATCTAAAGCACTGAACTTAGATAGTCCATTAATTTTACTTCCTGGTATTTTAGTTTCACTAAACACAATTCCAGTTGTCTTGGTTTGACTAGACACTCCTTTAGGAACTAGATTAGGTCTACCAGTTATTTGAGTCCAGTTTAGAAAATAATCGTTACTAGGGTTCATTGACTCTGCTTTGTAGTCAAATTCGTCCCTATAATCAATGTTAATATTGTTGCTAGAATCTATATTCCTTCCACTTTTTTTAAGACGACCCTCATAAATCATATGTATAGTAGTTCCGTCTGTATTGCTAACAGATTGCGAGGTGGGACTTGTTTCATAATCTAATACATTTAGTTGAGTCATACCCCCATTACCATTGTCAGTGACGGTACCTCTTCTAAATGAAAAATTATATGGACCTGCTGATGATTGATTTATAATAGAAGTACCAAATGAAGTTTCCCAAAACAACTCTTCTATACTGTCATATGTTTTATCAACACTTGTTCCTGGATAATCAAAAGTCCAGGTTCTTCTAGTTTCAGAGGCAAATATAGTTCCGCCTTTGTATTCTGTAAAGTAAATTCTAATATCAGAACCAATCAAAATTGAACCATTAGCACCACCAGGCCATATTCCATAAGCCCTTCGATGCTCTTCATTCATTCCTGTGTTATCAGCAATTTTATAGTTTACAACCCACCTATCGTCTAAATCATGACCAGTCGTTGCTCCAAAATTTACCGTAACGCCATCCGACAGAGTTTGATCGTTACCAGTTATACTAATTTCTGAAGAGTAGGCAGTGTCTTGTCCTGCCTGACCTCTATGTCTTTTTCTCCATTTAAATTTATCAGGGGTCCCAGTTGAACTTATTTTTATATCAAACCTTAAATCATCTGTTCCGGTTCCATTATTAACACCGGTATTACAATCCATATCATTCAAGCCATCACCATAAAAAATAGGAAAATCAATGTATTTTATTTCACCTTTAATTTCGTGATCCTGACCTGACTCTGTAGATGATCTTCCTTCAAAGAAAAAATTATCCAGAGTACTAGTATCTGCTTTTAAACTTTTAACATAAACATCCCCTATAAGATCTCCAGTTGTTTGAGAGAACTGGGGCAACTCATTTTCCTCTCTCAGAATTCTACCATTAAAAGCCTCATAGTAAAACTCATTCGGTTGTATTTTATGGGGACTATATATTTCATATAAAACCGAATAATCTATGGTAGACAATGAAGATGTATTTAGGTATTCTGCATCGTTAAAATCATATAAATTTATTGTTACATATCTCCCTGCTTGACCCGTTATAGCCGCCTCAAAAGTATTACTATTAGTTATAAATTTAATACGATCCCCTTCTTGGTAAGAATAACCTTGTTTGTATGATGTTAAATCGCCCAGTCCAATTGCAAGGCCTTCATGCTCACTGTCAAAAGAAACAAACTCTTGCTCTTCAAAAGTACCATTTGGTGTTCCTGATATACCCTTGTTGTCATTCTCAGTATTTGTTGGATATACTTTCTCGTAATTTACACTAAAGTTACCTGTAGATGCTGTTTGAAAATATCTTATTTTATCTGAAAGGTTCGATAACGTAAAATCCTTTGTTAGGTTTTTAGTTCTAACAATAGCATAATACTCTGCCCATTCTGGGATTTTATTTCTTAATGACTCATTTAAAGTAAATCTTATTGATGAGTTGTAGGTTGATAAGTTGACAGATCTTTCAGGCGTTACAACTTTTAAGGAATTATCAGTTAGTACCCCTCCAGTCCTTCCTGCGAAATCAAAAAACACTATACCTATTTGATATGCCGATGCGTGTGAAAATCCAACCACACCTCCTCTGTCTCTTTCGTATTGAGTAAAAGTGTCTGTAAATGTATTAGTAACAACCTCAACATCCATGTCCGTTGAAGTTATTTTAGTATCATTAATTCTTCCCTCTTTTATATTACCCAAGAACAGTCTGTTTCTTGCGATCTCTAAAGCGTCTGCTTCAAACGGCACTGTGTCTGAAAGTTTTATAGAGTTTACATCATCAACCGCAAAACCTAAAACATCATTGTAAAAATCAGCAGTGATATTACCTTCACTTAAAAAGTTTTGCGATGTAAAGACTGCCGAATCATTAGTTCTATCAAATTCCTTCCATATGAAATATGATGTGTCATTATCAAATTTTACAGAAAACTCAATTTTTTGTACATCTTGACAAATGCCATAGGACTCAGCCTCAAACATAGGAAAGTCTACTTTTATTTTCTTTGATGTTTTTTTATTTTTATCATCCATATCTTGATTTGGATAATGGTATGATACAGGAGAGAAAACACTTGTTTCTCCATCTTTATATATATATCTATATGCAAACGATAATGCTCTTGATTTCAGAAATGAAGTGTCTCTCTGTGAGTCTTCCTGAACTGTTATTTTTAATGGAAGCATTGGAGGCTTTCTAATCAATGTAAGTACTGATTTTTCTATTGGTGCTTTATAAGCATCTTCATCAGTCTCATATTCAGATTGATTTAATTTAATACCCCTATCAACATTAATTCTCCATGGCTCTCTACCATCTATTCCTGTAAAATATAAAAGCCCATCTATATATGATATGCCTGTTATAGGTTTATTCTTATCAAAGTTCAAATCATAATCTTGATCTAGATTTGAATTTTTTAAAACAATATATACTGTATCGTCCTTAGACTTATAGCATAATATGTAGTCTTCGTTTAAAATTAAATTCTTATAAAAATAGAATATATCGTTTGTTGTGGGATCCTCATACGCACCAATAATTTTGCCCTTACCATAAGTAGGTGTAGGGATTTTTCTTGTACCATCTACAGCAGCCAAAGACCCTGACTTACCATCAGCCGATGAAACGACTCTAACATTTAACGCATCCAGATTATCCTCTGGTTTATGCGTAAAAAAAGAATCGTCAGTATTTAAACCGCTTATAAATGTTTTTTTGGCGTTCTCCATCCTTATGATTTAATAGCCGCAAAAGTATGAGATCTTAAAGATTTAAGAATGTCATCTAATGTCAACTGATATTTTCTACTTCTATATCTTTTATGTGCTAGATTCCATTCTTCTTTGGCCATTAATTTTTGATTCATAGGAACCAATCTGTTGTGCTCATTGAATCTCCACAAAATATATCTTTCTACCGCTTCTGCTGCATATGCAGGCATTGTAGTTGCTGTTGAACTTGAACCTGACATTGCCGTTGTAACATAGTCAATAACAATTTCTTTTGTTAGATGTAGAGATGGATCTAACATAATTTTATTTCTTTCTGGTATTACCATGAAAGAGTTTTTGTATGTAGGCTTATGTCCAAAATGCCTACCAATATGTTCACTCTTATCATTACCATGTGATGAATAATAATATGAGTCTGCATAAACTAAATCTTGATCTGACTCAACATCTGGATAAGGTATTTGGTTACCATCCGAATCAAGGTTTATTAATCTATTAAAAGAATCTTTTTCAATTAAATTAACCACATATTGTCCATTCTCATAACCAACTCTAATATAGTCTACAAAGTCATTTGGTAATGTAATCTCTCTGTTTGCATCAACAGTTAGTTTTGTAGATTTAATATTAAATGGTGAGTCAAAATTTATTTCTCTAATACCCTTTAGAGCGTAATGTAAAAACTGCATATAATA